GATAGAATTACTTTAAAAAATTTATCTTTTATAAGGCATGATCCGGAAGAAAAAAAAATAGTATTGCATAGGATAAATGGTGGAACCACTTACTGGACTTCTCAAACAGAAGATAATAATAAAGGTAATTTTTTGAAAATTAGAGATGCATTATTTAATGACAAATGGTGGAAAAGAACAATCATATCAATATAAGGGGGGTTTAATGCATATAATGCAGACAAGTTTTGATTTGCAAGAATTTCAAGATTTCTTTAAGATGTATATTCCTTATAAATGCAGGGAGTTGGGTTGATGGTTATAATTAGATTATTAATGGCAGTGGCAATAGGTTATTGTCTTTTTTGTGTTGTATGGGCGTTTATCATATTTTTTGTAGGCAACTATACAGATGTATCTGCTGATGCATTTGCTAACCTATTGTATTCAAGCAAGTGGTATATATTAATCTCTTCGTGGATTGCTTGCATGGGTATCGGGGAAAGATTTATGCGGGAATAGCTGGGCCTCATGGCGGCGCTAAGGCCCGAATACTACACCCTCCCTAATTAGTCCGCCTACGGATGGGTAAGCTTAGAAAAGTATAACATAGGATATAAATAGATGACAATTGGATATATTATTGGGGCGATTATTTGCATTGCAACAGCAGTAATTGGATTTCATATTCATCGTGAAACCAAATTTTGGAGCCGGATGCCTGAATCGAACAGGCTGCCTCAACCGTACAAAGGGTGCGCTCTCCCATTTGAGCTAATCCGGCTTGGGGACAGACGGGGCCACCAATTAAACGTTGGCTGCTTTAACCAATTAAGCTACTAGGCCCCCATAAAAGCCGCCAAGGTTGCGCGTGTAGATGGCCTCCCTTTAGGGGGAGATCTATATAGGCGTGGCGGCTAATCAATTTCATTATATCATTTCTTATCAGATTTTGCCTTTTCTGAAGCCGCAACATGCGAGGCTTTAGGTGCAGCCTTAACCCCAGAATTTTTAGCCAGTTGCTTAACTACATTATTAACAGCTTTAGCTACGGGCTTTTTTGGCGCTGGGGTAGGTTTAGCAATGGGAGCCTTATTCCCTTTTTTAGCATCCTTTTTCATTGTTTCAATTGTTGATGCAGCAGCATTTTTAATATCAACATTTCTCTGATTCAATATCGTAATTCTGTTTAATAATTCATCTGCTATTAAGCCTAATACGATTGGGCTATCTGCTGCTTTATTTAAAGCTAAAGCCACAATTGCATGCCCTTGTTTTTCATCTTTTGATAAAGGCGTTTTGTAAAATTCATCAGTAGATACTAATCTACCCGCAAAGTTTTTTAGATAAGTAACGATTTGGCTTTTTTCACTCATGACATACCTCATAAAGTTAATGGAAAGCGCAATATTACTCCACAAAATAAATAAATGCAACAATATGTTATCTTTTTATTATGATAACGGATATCGATAAATTAGAAGCAGAAAGGGAGTATTGTTCACGCAGCCTATTTCATTTTGTTAAAAGGGCGTGGCCGACGCTTGAGCCTGCGCAAGACTTAAAGCTCGGATGGGTTCTAGAGGCTATATGTGAACATTTAGAAGCTGTCCATCGTGGTGAAATAACCAGGCTTTTGATGAATGTTCCTTTTGGTACTATGAAAAGCCTATTAACAGGTGTTTTAGCCCCAGCATGGGAGTGGGGGCCTAAAAATATGCCTGGTATGCGATGGATGGGTGCCAGCCACGAAAGGGAATTAGCTATACGCGATAACTTGCGTATGCGTAATTTGATTCAATCTGAATGGTATCAGCAATTATGGCCTATTCAGCTAACCGGTGATCAAAACCAGAAAACATACTTCGTCAATACAAGTACCGGCTGGCGGCAAGCTTGTTCTGCACGTTCCATGACTGGGCGACGGGCTGATCGAGTACTATGGGATGATCCGCAACCTACAGCAGAAGGCGATAGCGAAGCGGCTACAGATTCAATGGAAAACATATTCCGCGGTACGTTACCATCTCGCCTAGTAGATCCTGATTTATCTGCAATCATAATTATCATGCAAAGGGTAGGCCCTAAAGATGCCTCAGCCTTAGCATTAGCTGAGGATTACTATCACTGCCTATACCCGATGGAATTTGATCCATCCCGTAAATGCATCAGCATTTATTACCCTGATCCACGCACTAAAGAAAAGGAATTACTCTTCCCCGAAAGATACCCGCAGCATGTAGTGGATCGTGATAAGAAAGTTATGGGTTCCAGGCGTTGGGAAACGCAAGCTAATCAAAGGCCATCTGTAGAGGGCGGTGAAATTATCAAGCCCAAGGATTTCAAGTATTACCAAATCTTGCCCAAGGGGGATATTTTATCCCGTAAAATTTATTGTGATACAGCCCAGAAAGACAAAGAAGAACATGATTATAGCGTATTAGCTGTATGGGGTGAACATAGAAACGGGCACGCTTATTTAATTGATTTATTACGCGGGAAATGGCTAGCCCCAGAACTAGATCGCCAGCTTAGGGCTTTTTGGGCTAAACATAAGGCATGGGATAGTGTTTTTTACGGCCCTTTAAATGAGATTGTCATGGAGGATAAAGCCAGCGGTACTGGGGCTATACAATACATAAAAGAACGCGGCGGCATCCCTATACGTGGGGTTGAGCCTGAAAAGAATAAATTCACGCGTGTTAATAATGTGTTACCTTATATTGAGAATGGATGCGTTTTTCTGCCAGATGGTGCCCACTTTATATCGGATTTTATTGTGGAGTGCGAGCAATTTACTGCTAATGATAAGCATCCACATGACGATCAAATAGATACGATGGTTATGGCAATAGATGATATATGCAATAGGAGTAATAACTGTTGGGTGGAAAATCTGTAAAGGGAGTTAAGCCGGCACGCGTTAAGCGAATGACGGGGGATGCATTTAATAATCGGACGCTAAGATTGGGTGTTGGTTCTGGGAATGCCATCGGCAACGATGAATATATTGTCGATTTCTTGACCAATAACTACAATAAATTACGCAGCATGTATCGCAGCAATTGGGTATGCCGGAAAATCATAGATTTGGCGCCTAAAGATATGCTGCGTGCTGGCTTTGATATCACAGGCGATTTAGATCCAAAAGCAATCGATCGCATCAAGGGAGCTTGGAAAAGCAAAAAATTAAACGATAAATTGTTTAAAACAATGAGCTATGCCAGATTGTTTGGGGGTGCTATAGCTTTTGTAATTATAAAAGGACAGGATTTATCTACCCCACTACGCTTAGATACCATTACTAAAGGCCAATTTTTAGGGGTGAAAGTATATGATAGATGGCAAGTAATACCATCTGTAGAAGTAGATTTAATTGATGAAGAGCCGATTTACTATGATATCGTACCCATTATTGGCAATTATACAGGCCAAATGGAAGCAAATATAGGTAATAACAGCAAATCATTTGGTATGCGTGTTCACGCATCAAGATGCATAAAACTATACGGGGATGAATTACCCTATATCGACTGGATTAACAATATGAGATGGGGTGCATCTATCTTAGAAGGAATTAGCGATCGCCTAAATTACTACAACACATCCACGGCAGCTTTAACATCTATGATTCTAAAAGCTGGTTTTAGAATAGTAAAAATTGATAATTTTAGGGATGTTTTAGCTAATCGCGGCAATGATGGCAATAGGTCTTATTCTAAGCTTGAAAGCTTGATGGATTTAATGACTTACACGCAATCAGTTGAAGGTGCTACTGTTATTGATTCTAAAGATTCAGTAGAAGTAGCCGGTTATAATTTCCAAAATATAGATAGGGCTATTGATTTGCTTAAAGAGCAGATCATAGGGGCCACAGAATATAGTATGTCTGTATTTTTCCAGCAAAAAAATGGTGGCTTAAGTGGCAATGGGGATAATGAAGAGCGGGCGTATTATGATGCTATAGCATCAGCTCAAGAGGCTAAATTAACATATCCGTTTGATTTATTATTAGACATTTGCTATCGGAGTGAATTTGGAACATCACCTCCGGAAGATTATGGCTTTACATTTGAGCCATTATGGCAATTAAGTGACACCGAGAAAGCAAATATTGCTAATACCACTTCTAGTGCAGTAGTGAATGTTTTCAATGCTGGAATTATTGGGCGTGATACTGCTTTGCGCGAGTTAAAAAAATCAGAAACGACTACCGGAATTTATGGTTCCATTACTGACGATGAGATCAAAGAAGCAGAAGATGAAGAGCCACCTACTGGGGAGGATATAGAGCTTGAAGAAATGCCGTTACCTGCTGATAAACAGGCAGATGAATAATGGCTGGCAAAGCACATCCAAAGTTCCAATTTTCGCGCGCGGCTGAAAATAAGTACACAGTACAGCTTAAGAAAATAGCTAAACATGCTACAGCATTAATTACTACTCATCTTGATAAAGATGGAATTGATTTAGATGATGTTGAAGAAATCCTTCAAGTGTCTAAACTTTATTCAGAATCTCTAACCCCATGGGCAAAAAAAGTCTCCAAACAGATGATTGATTCAGTAGCCAAATCTGATGCAAATGCATGGCGATCAAATTCTGAACAAATAGGCAGATTGTTAAAGAAGATGTTATCGGATGATGTGATTGGCGGCACTGTGAAATCTTTACAAGCACGTAATGTAGAATTGATAAAAAGCATTCCTATAGAAGCAGCGCAACGCGTTCAAAAATTAGCATTACAAGCAGCGGTAAATGGATCGCGCGCAGCAGAAATTCAAACAGAAATTATGCGAACTGGCGATGTAAGTGCTGGACGTGCTAAACTTATAGCGCGTACTGAGGTTGCTAATGCGAATGCAGTTATCAATCAAACGCGCGCGCAAAGTGTAGGGATTACACAGTATACTTGGGAAACGATGGAAGATGAATCGGTTAGGCCATCACATCAAGCTATGCAGGGAAATGTTTATAGCTATGATGATCCTCCTGAAGTAGAGGGGGAAGGGAATCATGGGCCTGGGCAATTTCCAAATTGTTTTCCAGGATTAGTTGAAATAAATCATACGCCGATTATAGAAAAATTGTACCGGCGCAGGTACTCTGGTGTATTGTCTACGCTCGTTCTTGATGATGGTATAATCTTGCCTTCTACACCTAATCACCCAATATTGACCCCTCATGGTTTCAAGGCGGCTAATAAAATTAATGTCGGCGATTATGTTATCAAAACTGTTCAAAATACAGTCAGCATGATTAATGATAATATAAACCGTTTTAATATTTCTTTCGATCAAATGTTTAACGCGCTTAATGACTGTAGGTTGTCTATATGCACGCGTAGCATCAGCGGTAATTTCCACGGCGATATTGCACATGAAGAAATCGATATTATAAGTATCAATAGCATGTTGATACGAAAAAGGTATCTTCTGATTAGACAAAAGATGATAGAAATCGGTTTCACCAATACCGATACGAGATTGTTGCAATATATTTTGATTGGTGATCGCTGCCATTTTGAGTTCATCAAAGCTTCTTACCCTACCTATGCAAGCTTTATGAGCAGAATCATACTGATTTATTCGTTGCTCATTAGTCATATTAGCCCACTTGATTTTTTCTGCTTCGCTTTGGGATCTAATATGGGTTTCAGCCATTATCAAATACCGTCTAATGACGGCTCTGGAAACTTTAAAGTGTTTAGAGATAGCATTTTCGCTTACGCCATCTTGATACATGGATATGATATCATTAAGGTTAAGCTGGATTTTATTATGAGGAATTGGCCGCCTAAAATTTATTTTAATTCCGGCTTTCCGGATATGCTTACTAAGAACATCCGGATGGACAGAATAGGTTCTGGCAACATATTTCAAAGTGAGGCCGGTATTTATAAGGTGTGCCGCGTCAACAAGAAGTTGATCGGTGAATTTAGTGGGCATGTATATAATCTCCAGACAAAAACTGGATATTATATGGCAAACACGGTTTTGTCAAGCAATTGCCGATGTTATGCATCACCGATCCTACCCGTAGGGAATTAGCGGGTATAGTGCATGAAATGGAGTAATATATGCAAAATTATGAGCAACAAACGCCGGACACGAGTGCGTTTTTAGATAGCGAGAATAATGTACAAGATATTCAAGCCGTATTGGAAAGCGGTAATATCTTAGTTTCAGCCATTTCATCTGCTACACCCGTTGATCCTATTGGTGAAGCTACAACACCTAAATTTGCCAATATCCCACCCTGGGCAGGTAAATTCTTAAATCCAGATAATGAAATTATAGATTTATTAGAATTTTTGACCAGCGGGCAAATAAAAGTTCAAGTAGATGGGGGTGTTGCGCCACCTTCTGCAACGTATATCAC